ACACTTGCCTGAATAGTGGTCGGCTTAGTGTAAGCCTCATAAAGCTTTTGGGCAACACCTGAGCTATTAAGAGAATTGATTAGAGTCGCATTATTGACGCTGTATATCTTGTCGCTTGGCAACCCTTCAACCGTTCCAATAGTTACAGTCCGGGTGGTGTGTAGATACTTTTTAGCCTTGACCTCGGTAAAACCGTTGCACTCAACTATTGCGTAGTTGGCTCCCCACTCGATGAGCGTTCCACCTGTTACGGTCAAATCGTGTACCGGCTCATTGAATTTCAGGAATTCTGTTTTAACAGAACTCTCGGAAAACAATACGATTTCATCGGCTATCTCCTGATAATAATGCTCTGATACTTGCACCGCCGAATATGGCGTGTCAACTGCGACATTCCCGCCGATTGCCATCCGGTTGGCTCCGATGGTACCCTTAATGTCGTTAGAGAGTGCCGTTAAAAGTAAAGTGCCGTCAGATTTTGTCTTAACGGCAATGGCTGTAGCTATGGTTATCTGTTGGAGGTTATTTCGTTTGGTGTCGATTGGCAACCACCCATATAATTTGATATCCCCGACAATCGGATCAATTTCGTACGGTAAGCCCTCTAAAATTTCTGCGGCCACTTCTGCAACCGTTTCGCCTGTATAGATACCGCCGTAGTGCCAAGTCTGATCCAAGATGCCGATAGCGGAAATGCAATTAAAATCATAGCACTTGCCTACGCGCTTAACACTTTGCAGATAGAATTTACCGACCAGTTTGCCGTCGCGTATGTATTCAACTGTATCACCTGCGACAAAATCGGTCAAATCCTTTTCAACAAAACACCTAAATTGCACACTGTCGTCGGTCATTAATACCTTGTCATCTGCCGTGACAAAATCGGCATCTACTTTGCCGAGACCAGTTTTCGACCGGACTCGGAAATCAAACGTATCCGCTGCCAGCGTCTCGCCTGCCATAGCGTGAGAAAGAAAGCAGTTGCAAGAACCAGCAACTAAATCTGCGTTTGTTATTTGATTTTTGCGATAAACAATTATATTATTTGCCATACTTATCGCTCCTCGATTGTCAAAACAACGCCACTCGTCTCCGAATCACTCCACACGGTCTTATTTTCGTAGTTAACAACAAGCGTAGCAGGAGACAGCGAAACAATGACCGGTTTAGTTACGTCAGCACCAGTCTTTGTATCGTGGTAAGTCGCCAGCTCGCAATTTTCTACCGATGTTTCCAGTTCCGATAGTTGTTCAGACGTCATCGGCAGCAACTCAATATTGATTACGGCCTTGTGGGCCAACACATCTTCATGGTATGTGCCGTCAATGGTGGTGCAACTGTTAGGGCCAAGCACCTTTTTGTAACCCACCTTATAGCCTCGCCTTGGAACAAGATGGGAATAATCCTTGTTATCTATTTTAAGAATCATCTGCTAAACACCGCCCCTCTGATCATCTCTTCCGTCTTAAGTGGGTCGTACAGATGCCTTGCAAGGATCTTCCCATCAATTTGCAGGGTGATATTAACCGGCTGTAAAGCTGGCGTCCCGTTAGAAACAGATCTAACCGGCCTCTGTGGTGTAGCCATATTGGTAAGTCCACTCTGCGCCTGAGATACAACTCTGTTCGTGGCCTGCGATATCGCCGCCACACTGTCGATCAATCCTTTTGCAATTCCAGCAGAAACATTCTCGCCAAGCGTTTCGCCCCATTTTGACGGGGAGTGGACATCAAATCCCTTAGATCCGGTGAACCAGCCTTTAATCGTATCGACCACGCCCGTGACTTTACTTTTCAGCCAGTCAATCTTTTCCTTGATGCCGTTCCACAAGCCTGTGATAAGATCCTTTCCGATTTGCTTAATCTTGTCGGGCAATTCCTTGAACCAATCAACCAACGCTTTTGCTGCGTCTGGAATCGTCTCGGTGAAAAAGGTTTTAATCTTCTCGACCACGCCTGTAATCACCTCAACGATTTTATTCCATGCGCCTATAATTGCGTTCCGGAAGTCCTCATTGGTTTTCCAGAGATGCACTAAGATTGCAATTAGCGCGACCACAGCAGCGACTACAAGCACGATCGGGTTAGCTGCCAGAAATGCCATTGCCTTACTAAGCACCCCAACGGCAGACGATAGTCCCTTGACAAGGGGACCTAATTTGCTGATACCTATTACCAAAGATCCTATCGAGCTAATCAAGGTTCCCAACACCACCAGTACCGGACCGATGGCGGCGGCAATCATTGCGGCAACAACAATAAACTCCTTCATTTTAGGGTTAAGATTATCAAACCATTCCGCAAAAGCCTGGAGCTTCTCAACGAGCTTCTCTATCATCGGTGCAAGCACCCCTTGGACAGTTTCTGATATATCAGCACCGACTAACTTCAGATTATTCATTGCGGTGGTCATTTTGTCAACCGGATCTAAAGTGCCCTCAAAAGTATCACCAACTGCCCCGGCAGCATTTTGGGCAGCATTTGCAAAGTCTGAAAAATCTAAAGCTCCACGCTTGATGGCATCGAGCATAAAGGTTGCGCCTTTGGTCCCGAAATACTCGGATGCTAAATTTAGAGCTTCCGTCTCGGAGGAAGCGCTTGCTATTTTATTATTTAATTCCTCCAAGCCCTGAGATAGTGTTTTGCCATTTTTCGCAAACTGCACTTGCGCTCTGGACATATACGATAATGCCTTTGTTCCTTCGATGCCTTTTTGCTCAAGGCGTCCCATTAATTCAGCCGCCTGCGCTACATCAAGCCCTAAAGCTTTTAATTGCGGAGCGCCTCTCGTCATGGAGTCAAACAATTTGTCTGTGGAGACCCCTGTGTTTTGAGCCGTTTTCGTAACTGCATCAAGCACAAACCCTAGGTCATCAGCCGCAAGCCCATACGCCTCAATGGCGCCCTTAGCTTTAATGGCAACTTGCGAAACATCCTGTCCGTTTATCTCGGAAAACTTAATAGCCTGCTCAGTGGCTTGCTCTAATGCTTCGCCGGTAAGACCAAACTGTGTATTGATTTCACCTATTGCATCTCCAACTTTCTGCGCATCGACAGGAAGAGATCCGTAAACTTTTTTGAATGATGCCTCGAAGCCCTCCATCGCTTCAGCCCCGGCACCGGTCTTGGTGACAATGGTGTCAAGGGCATTGTCGATTTCGTTAAAAGCTATCTGCGAAGCGGCACCGATAGCAAGGATTGGGGCAGTAACGCCCTTAGTCATGCCCTTGCCGACTCCGGTAACTTTCCCGCCGAAATCTTTCATGTCTTGACCGGCTTTTTTCAGCTCTTGAGACAAGACCGATCCAAACTGTTTGCTCTGATCTTCCAGCTTTTTTAAGGCCTGTTCAGTTTTAACAACTTCCCTTTCGAGTGCCCTGAATTGCTCTTCGCTAATCTCGCCTTTCGCAAGTTGTTCCTGTGCCTGCTGAGCTGCGGTTTTTAGCGTCTCGAGTTTTTCTTTCGTGCCAGCCACAGCGTCAGTGAGAAGCTTCTGTTTTTGAGCCAATAGCTCCGCGTTGCCGGGATCTAATTTTAGGAGCCGCTCAACTTCGCGTAATTCGCTTTGCAAGTCACGAGACTTTTTATTGACCCCCGACAAAGCCTTATCAAGTCCTGTTGTTTCTCCGTTAATCGCAATGGTCAGGCCGGCTATTTTCGAAGCCATAAAATCACCACCTTAAAACGCTTCAATGTCTGCCGCCGTTGCGTATCGTTTCGGCGGTTCTTTTTCTTGGTTTTCGTTATAGCAAGTAACTAAATAATCAAGCACCATCCCGATGCTCATCAAGTCCAAATCGGCGACAGTCAGCCCACTGTCAATTGCTCTTTTTAGTAAGATTTCTGTCGTTATCTCTTGGCTGCTGCCGCCGGATGGTTTTTTGGTTGTACCGATGTTTTCGTGGAGTCGAAAAGCAAATCCATAGACTGAGTTAATGCTTGCACAGCAAAATCAATCGGAGGCATATCAAACCCCTCTAACCACCTTTCAAGCGGAGGAATTTCTGGATTCGCCGCTTTCGCAAATACCCATAAAAAACGAAAGAATGTATCGAAATCAAAATTGCCCTCAACCAGCGCCGAAACAATATCACCTTCGGCATCATCAGGCATGCCTTGTGTTAATGCAATTAAATCTTTCAACCCATCTCGGTTAAAATTCCGCTTATACGAAAATAGAGAAGCCGCCGTTGATTTGGCGGCAAACTCATATTCTCCTACTTTTATTATTCTTTCCATGACTTACACTCCCATCATTTCGATGGTCTTATCGACGGCAGCACTGGCCACTGTCACTGTATCGGTTTTTGCGGTGTATCCCGCCGCAGACACAAGCACATCGTAAGTTCCGGCAGGCTGTGATATTTTCACAATGCCGTCCGCGTTTGTCACTCCAACTTTACCGCCAACAACAACGACAGCTCCGGCAATTTTAGTGGCTCCACTTTCGACCGTGATTGTAATGACGAAATTCGCCAAGTCTCCCGGCTCGTAATAGACCGAATCAAACCATGAATCGAACAGCTCCTCATTGTCGCTCTTCTTGATTGTTGCCTTGATAATCCCGTCAGTCTTGGTCGGCCTTGCCGTAATCGGCACACTAAACAATTTCGGGTCGACTGTATCGCCTTTAGTCTGTCCGGAAAGGTCAGGACGCCCAGCGGAACAGTCATACAAGGCGAACCTCTTAGCGGATATCGCTGATTCGTCTGCGATCGTAAATTCTCCGAGAAGCGCAAAATTGTCCGGTTTAATTCCGTCTTTTTCAATCAGCACGCCGTTTGCGTCTTTATATTCTCCAAGACAGTTAATCTTGAAATCCTCCGGGATTTGACGGACATTTATATTGCCCTCATATCCCTGATTAACAGGCAACCTGTAATATTCCACATCGTCTGCGTGGATTACAATGGGGTCACCCACGGGAGGCAGTGCTAACTCGTCCGCACCTTGCCAAGCTTTCACGGCTCCAAAGATAGGCGACCC